ATATGGATTAAGGGTTATTGGTAGTAAATTTGTTCCTGTTGGTAAATACAGGGTGTTTGAAAAAGATATTATCTTAATAAACATAGTCTTAGCTAATAAATTGAAGAAGATGAGTGCAAAGCAAGTTAATAAAGCATTAAGTTTACTTGTTGAATTAGGTAAAAAATGAAAACAACAAGGGAACAGGCAAGGAAGGAGTTTGTAAAAGATTTAGAATATAAATTTACTCATTATATTGCTAACGCCAATCTTATAAATGGTATTGATGGTGTTAAAATTGCCCGTAAGTGTTCACAAATAGCGATACCAATCATTGAACACCTACTAGATAAGGAGAGGGAGGGGACAATAAAGAGAGTATTTGGTTTACTAAAAGTAAGTTTGAAAAAGGCTGATACTGGTGGATTTTTTAGAACTACAATAAGTCTTAAAAATATGATTAAGGCGTTAAACATTATTGAGGATGGAATTTCTACCCTCAAACCAAAGGAGGGGAAGGAATGAAAAAAATAGTAAAAAGTGATGCCCGACAAACTCATCAGAACATTTTAACCTTGAAAAAAGAGATGGGCATGGCTTTTCTCAACATGGGGAAACTATTAAAAGTTATTCGGGATAATAAATATTACGAGATTCTTGGCTACAACAACTTTACTTCTTATGTGATTAACTCCGAGTTAGGATTTAAGCGAAGTACCGCCTATTACTACATTGAGATTTTTGAATTTTTTGTGCAGAAGTTAAAATGGGAACAGGAAAAGATTATCGGAATGGGGTACGACAAATTAGTTAGACTTATGCCCGTTATTAAGAAAAATCCCGAGAACGAAGAAACGCTGGTAACAGATGCCGAATCGTTAAGACCATACGACTTTAATAAAAAGTATCGGGACGAAGCCAAGCAAGAGGGGCATGAGGAATTTTTAGCACCACCTGAATATTTTAGATGCGAGTGTCACGGTCGGTGGGTTATTACCATCCCTATTGATGACTGTTGTCCTGACTTCGTTAGAAAATTTTATATTCAAGCAAAGAGGAAGCTTAGTAGTTGACAAAAAAATAAATAAAAAGTAAAATAACCAATATGAGAGATGTAAAACAAAACCACCTAAAAAACAAAATGGCAGTTCAAGGCGTAATAGCAAACCTGCCTAGAGCTATCAACATGGACGATATAAGAGGCAATAGACGCAAGAAGTATGATATTAACTGGAATGGTATAAAAATCACTGTAAAGACCGCTAAGCCAACCCTAAAGTCTAGCCAAAAGAGGAAAAAGTGGTTTTACAGCCTACCCAAAGATACCGAAGCGGTTGATTTTTTTGTTTTATTTGCGGTTAAAGAAGATGGTGTTTTAGGAGCGGTCTACGCCTTACCAAAGGTTTTAATGCCGAAAGTATTTATCACTATTACTAAGCTAAACGGAAATGTGCGGTATGATTATTTCAAAACTGATTTGCAAGGATTGGCTGAAAAAATAGTCAAACTTAATGAAAATTTGCCGAGGTTGATTAATCTTTACAAGGGTGGAAAATGATAAGTGCAGGCAAAATGATGGACAAAATCCCAAATAAATGGGCTTTGACTGTGGCAGATACTTTACTGTTTGCTGTCTATAAGTGGAAACCCGACAAGATTAGAAGAATGAAGCTTGAGAGTGTAGAGAAGTGGTGTGAACTTGCTAAAAAAAGAATGACGTTTGGCAATGCTTATTTGTTAAATAAAATACTTGAACCTCAAGTAAAGAAAAAATGGTGGCAAAAGATATTCTCAAAGTAAAAAAATTGAAATGTAAGGACTGTGGCAGGGATTTCCCTTTTACCGTTGAAAGTCAAAAGAAATACGGGCTTAAAGGATACCCCGACCCGATTCGATGTGAAGTTTGTCGTAGGCAGAAGAAAATAATAAAACTAGCTATTGAGGATAAAGTACCAATTCATGAAATGGTGAAATTTGAAGAACTTTGTTACAAGTGTGAAAGAACTTTTTATACAAATTTTAAGAAAAGGGAAGGGGAAAACGTCTATTGTGATGATTGCTTTAAACAAATTAAGTGGGGAGAAATAAACTGGAAACTATTGGAGCAGGGAAATAAATGATAAAGATTGGTCGCAAGACCAAGGCGTGGCAAAAGGCCAAGCCGAAGCTCATTAAAATATATGAAGAAAAAGGAATTATAAGATGTGAAAGGTGTGGCTCAACGTGGGCGATGTCTTTTCATCATATAGACAAGCGTTCAAGTGGGAAGGCCGAACACACTTTTAGGGGAACTCGTTTACTCTGTGTTGTCTGCCATCAAATTTGTGAGTATAACAAAGCAGAAAACAATGAACTCAGAAAATCGAGATAGTTTTTTAAAAAGGCAAGGACTGTTTTAGTCCATGAAATGATGCAGTTTCTGTTAAGACTGCCTTGCATTTTTAGAAAATTATAAATTTAGGAGAAAAATGAAATTAAAAACAAGACTGGAGTTGTTAGAAGAGAATTTTTATCCTCAGACATTGGGGAAAATTTTACAGCACGAAATTAACATTAAAATAATGGAAAAAAGGACAAGCATTGCTCAACCAAGCAGTCCTGAATATACAAAGGCTCAGGCTGAGTTACCTAAACTGAAAGCGTCGATGAAAGGATTAGGTGAATTGCTGTCGATTATCCTTGAGTTAATAAAACTGGAAAAAGGAAAAAATGGCAAAAAAGTATAGTCTTTCAAAAACAGAACTTGGTGAGTTGACCAAGATAATTAGCCTCGCATCTATGCAGGAGGAGCTTTTAGAGGCGATTAGAATTAGGTATCGCTTATTTGTTACGGGGTCGGTTTTTAAGAGGCTAAGTGTAGATAAAAAACTTTTCCCGAAGTGTACCGTCGACCTTACTAATGGAGAGTTAATTATAAAAGACAAAGAACCTGAAAAAAGCAAAAAATGAATTACAGCAAATATCGGTCAATAAAAACTAGGTGTAAAGAAAGACATTTACACGATTCTAAAAAAGAAAGTATTCGCTGTGATGAATTGCATATGCTACAAAGGAATGGAAATATTGAAAAATTAAAGGTTCAGGTGAGAATTAGCCTACAAGCACCTTTCAGATTTCCCGTAGTTCAAGGTAAAGCCATTCGAGGTATTGTGTATATAGCCGACTTTACTTACTTCGATAAAGACGACAAGGTTTTTGTAATTGAGGACGTGAAGGGTTTTTCGACGTCAATTTATAAGCTAAAGAAAAAACTATTATTATTTATAATGAGGGAAGCAGATGACTTCAGATTTATCGAAACTTAACGTACCAGCAAATGAAAAAATAGGTATTGGCTTGCCAAGAGGGGCAGGGACGGGTTATCTGTTCGAGTTTATAGAATCGTTGTTTATGATGTTTGGGACTAGTCCTTGTAGTTATAAGTTGTTTACTGCTGCTAAAGTTCACCACATTGCAAGAAACACAATTATTGAGAATTTTTTGAAGTCTAATATGCAGTATTTGCTTTTTATTGATTCGGATATGATTTGGGAGCCTGATAGTTTGGCAAGGCTCTATACTTTAGTTCAGAATAAGAATGTTGATATTGCAACTGGGATTTATTTTGGCAAAGGTAAGCCGTTTCTCCCTGTTATTAGGAAGCTAGACATAAAAAATGGTTGCTACAATATTTATACCGAATGGGGAAACGACCCCTTTGAGGTTGACGGGGCGGGGTTAGGGTTCATGCTTATACCAAGATATGTCTTAGAGGCCATGAAACAGCCTTATACTGATTGGACAGGAGGGTTTTCGGAAGACCTGAATTTTTGTTTAAAGGCCAAGAAAGATCATGGTTTTAAGATTTGGGCTGACCCGTTGGTTAAGCTGGGACACGTTGGGCATAAGGTGTTTACTAGTGCTGATTGGGCGGAGCAATTTAAACCAGGGATGAAAGCCTATATCAGGGAGGGGATGGTTGGAACGAGAAAAACACTAGATAAGTGGTATCCGAATAGAAGAAAAGAGTTAGGTATCCATCCTCTTGATTTTAAGAACCCGAACACACAAAAGCATTGGGATAAAGTTTATACAAATGAAGGGGTAGAAGATAACTGGCGAACTTATCCCGAAAAAGTAAAGAAAATAGTAGGGATGATTAGTGCAGAGTTCAAAGACAAATCGTTCAAGGTCTTGGAAATTGGCTGTGGACTACCTGTCTTTGCTAAGGAATTAAAAGAAAAATTACCAAAGTGTCAATACAAAGGTATAGACATCTCACAGGTAGCGGTTAATGCTATGAACAATGCTGGATTTTTGGCAGAGAAAAGGGAAGTACCACCGATTAAAGAGGATAAGCAGGATTTGGTTGTTGGGTTGGAGATACTAGAACATCTTGATGATGATAAAAGGCTACAACTCATAAAAGAAGTGTCTAAGATTATTGGAAAGGAAGGCACAGCAATATTCTCCGTTCCTGATGATTGTATGCCACCAGAGCAGATAATAGAGCATAGGACGATGTTTAAAGCAGGTAGTTTCTTTAAATTTTTAAGTAAAGCATTTGAGAGTGTTACTGTGGAGAGTGTAAAAAGCCGACCATCTCACTTGCCAGGATTTGTTAAAGAAGTTAGTTATTTAGTTGCTACTTGTAGTAATAGGGGGAAAAAATGACGATTCCGTTTAGAGACAATCCGAAACTAAAGACTAATTGGTTTAACTCAAAGACAGGCAAGTGGGCTGAGGCAAAAATCAAACGAGCCTATTATGATATGAGTTTTGTTAATGGGACTTTGAAAATTAAAATGCGTGAGGAAAAGAAAAGGCTTGGAGGTTCAGCAGAATTGGGGAGATATTGGCGAGGGTGTTTAGAGTTTGAGTTAAATGGTCAGTTTGGCAAAGATTTGGTGCTGTTTTTTGATGAGTATTTTAAGAGGGAAAAGAAGAAAAAATGAGAAATAAACAATATTACAATACGGCTGATAGTCTAACGGAAAGACAGTGGTGTAGCTGCGGTAAAACAGGAGTCCACAGTTCTAGGTTCAACTCCTAGTCGGCCGACTGAAAATTAAAAAAGAAAAAATGAATAACAAACAAAAAGGAGTAGCAGAAATGATTATCGCAGTTTTAATGATGGCGGTATTGGTAAAAATGCTAGTTGTTACCAGAGTACCAAAGAAGTATGTTTGCAAACCCCAACAAATTAACGGTTATTTGACCTGTGAGTATGAATATTGACTATATCAAACCATATCAACCTATGTATGGAAACAGGAGAAAAAGCGGTAATTAGTAGGGGATAGGTGGTAGGGGATAGGTAAATAGGTTTAAAAACACAAAAAAGAGGAGAGAGGGTTGCAATAGGGGAGTGTGGTATATATAATAGAGTATGAAGTGTGAAAGATGTGGAAAAAAATTAACGGGAAAACAGGAAAGATGGTGTAGTTTAAGGTGTAGTAAGTTAGGACTTAAAGCTCTTTACAGAAAGAGAAATAGAGAAAAAATTAGTGCTTATAATCGAAAATATCAAAAAGGTAGTGTTAGAGGTAATCCGTCAACAAATCGGGTGATAGATATTTTTAAAAGACAAAATCCTGTTTGTGCTAAATGTGAATCAAGAGAGATCGAAGTTTGTCATATTAAACCCAGAAACAAGGGCGGAAAACATAAGGATAATTTGATTAGTCTTTGTAAAAGGCATCATTATGAATTTGATAATCTTTTGAGGCTTTTTTGGTAAAGTAGAATATAGTGTATTATTGATTAATGGCCAAAAGTAGCAAGAAAAAACGAAATTTATCAAAACGCCGTAGAAAGAGGCAAAAAAAGAAGGAGAGACAATGGAAAAAAAGAAACGAAAGTTAAAATGGCATACTGAGAAAAGAAAGATAAACGACTTAATCCCTTTTGAGCGTAACCCTAGAGTGATGACCAAAAAGGAAGCAGAAGACCTTAAAAAGAGTTTAGACAAATTTAACTTAGTAGAAATACCAGCCATAAACACAGATGACATGATTCTTGCAGGACACCAAAGGTTAAAACTATTACAATTAAAGGGGCGTGGGGATGAAGAAGTTGATGTAAGAGTTCCAAACAGAAAACTAACCAAGGCAGAGTTTAAAGAATATAATGTAAGGTCGAATAAGAACAATGCTGGGTGGGATTGGGATATGTTGGCTAACGATTTTGAAATAGATAAATTAAAGGAGTTGGGATTTAACGAGATGAATTAAAGGGGTTTGAGGGCGAGGTGGCAGAAGACGAAGTACCCGAAGTAAGCGATGAACCTGCTATATCAAAACTAGGCGAAGTGTATCAATTAGGCAGACATAGGTTAATGTGTGGGGATAGTACCCAAAAAGCCGACGTGGAGGCTCTAATGGGCGGGAAAAGGGCTGATATGGTGTTCACTGATCCGCCGTATGGAATGAACGCTGTATCAAATAGCGGAGTATTATCAAAAACATATAAGGATGATATAAAAGGGGATGATAATAATCAGATTGCGATTGATGGGTTTAACCTATGTCAAACATTAGGAATTAAACATCAAGTATGGTGGGGAGCAAATTATTATTCAAGCCAATTACCAGATTCAGAATGTTGGTTGGTGTGGGACAAGAATACGGGCAACGCAGACCAAATGGACTGTGAGTTGGCTTGGGCTAGTTTTAGAAGTGTAACAAGATTATATAAACAAACCGTAGAGAGATTTAATCGTGTCCACCCAACACAAAAGCCAGTAGGGCTTGCCGTGTGGACATTTAAGAAGTTTAAGTGTGGAGATGCAGTCCTAGACCTGTTTGGAGGCTCAGGCTCTACTCTTATCGCCTGCGAACAAACCAATAGAACTTGTTATATGATGGAGTTAGACCCTAAGTATTGTGATGTTATAAGAAAAAGATACTATAAATTTATAGGTAAGGAGGACGAATGGGAAAATATAACAAAGAAATAGTAGAGAGTATTTGTAAGCTAGTTAGGAGTGGGGTGTTTAACAAAGATGCGGCAGAATGCAATGGGATTAGTGAAGATACTTTCTATAATTGGCAGAGAGAAACGTTGGCTAATGGAAAACCGAACCCTCAATATCATCCCGAGTTTTCCGTGTCACTAAAAAGAGCAGAGGCAGAAAGGAAGAAAAACTTTATATTAGCAATAGCTTCGGCATCGGTTAAAAGCTGGCAGGCGGCGGCTTGGTATCTTGAAAGGGTATATAATGAACAATTTGCCAAGAGAGAGATAAAAGACATTAAAGGGAAAGTTGAGGTTGAAGGTGAAGTTGCTACTAATGAGTTAAAAAAGGCAGTCAAAGAAGTTTATGAAAAATTTAGAAAAGATATCAGAAAGCCGAATACTAGACGAGGTAAAAAAAACAAAGCTCCTAGCTTGGGTGACGGACAACGTAAGAACACCTAAAGGCGAGAAGTTTGATTGGTACGACCACCAGTATTTAATTCAGCTGTATGAGGACGAGTCGCAAAAGATTGTAATGAAAAAGGGTGCTCAAATTGGTGTTACTACCTATGGAATGAATAGGGCTTTATGGTTTGCGGATACTCACGATGTTTCAATTATTTATACATTTCCTACTGCTTCGGATGTACTAGATTTCTCAAAGGCTAGGATAACACCCATGATTCAAACATCAGAGCATTTGAGAGAAGTTGTTCAGGGTGGTGTAGAGTTAAAACAGCTAGGTAATTCTTTTATTTACTTTAGGGGTGCATGGAGTGAGAGGCAGGCCATATCGGTTGATAGTGATTTTAATATCCATGACGAGGTTGATTTTTCCAAGCCCGATATTATTGGTATTTATCAAGAGAGGCTATCCCATTCGAAATATAAATTATTCTTAGCGTTTAGCACACCAACTATCCCAAAATGGGGTATTGATTACCTTTTTGAGAGGTCAGATAAAAAAGAGTGGTTTGTTAAATGTCCTAGATGTGGAAGATTGCAGATATTAAAATACCCTGATTCTATCAAAGGAGATGTCAAAGAGGCCAGATATGCGTGTATTTACTGCTTGGCTACTATAACAGATGATGCACGAAGAACTGGACGGTGGAAGGCGACTGGTGATAAGGATTGGGGAGTGTCGGGATACCATATTAGTCAACTGATGGCACCGTGGATTTCGGCAACAGAGATACTACAGAAAGAAGAAAGAGCAAGGATTAGACCAACCAAACAGTTATCGGGTATTAGGGATTTTTATAACTTCTGCTTAGGTGAGGCGTATGGTGGGGATAATCAGCCATTGAATAGAGATGTATTGCTTGAATGTATCCAAAACAAACACGATTTTGAGGAGAAAGCAAGGCACGCAGTCATGGGAGTAGACCAAGGGGATATTCTACACGTTGTTGTTTATGCGAAATCTAGGGAAGGTGAGGTGCGGTTGGTGCATTGTGCCACCTATGACAGTTTTGATGATTTACCTGACTTGATGGATAAATATGGTGTTGTGTTCTGTATGATTGATGCTCTGCCAAACAAGCATTCGGCTCGTAGATTCGCCCTAATGTATCCAGCAAAAGTGTGGCTTGTGTATTACAATGTTAACCAAAAAGAGATAGTTAAGTGGCATAAAGACCCTGAAAAGAAAGAGTATAGGATAATAGCTCATAAAGTAGAGACGATGAATAGTATGGCAGATAGATTTAAGAACCATTTGATTGTTTTGCCAAAGTTAACTGCCAAGCTGGATGAGTATATCCGTCATATGTGTAACTGGGCTCAAGACGAGGAAGAAAAACCTGATGGTCGGGTAGTATGGGCGTATAAGAAACTAGGAGCAGACCATTTTGCAATGGCTACCAACTATGCTATGCTTGGAATAGATAAGTTATCGACAGGCTCTTTGTTTGAAAAAGACGTTACTTCTAAGAAGAAGCGTACTATTACAAGTGGAATATTGGAGAAAAAATTCTGATGGCTAAAAAAATGGCAGAGAGCAAAAAAAAGAGACGACCAGAGGTCGGTGCTTCAGGGACAACTAATTTTTACGGAATGATTGACACGGGTGAGTATGTTACTAAACTAAGAGGTTCTCAACTTTACGACACAGTAGACCAAATGCGATGGTCTGATGCCACAGTTCAGGCTGCATTATTGATGTGTGAATTACCTATTAGATCGGCAGAGTGGGACGTAGAGGCTGCTTCGGATAGTGCTCAAGATGTAGAGATTGCGGAGTTTGTAAAAGAGAATTTGATGAATGGGCTGATAAATACTTGGGAAGATACGTTAAGACAGGTTTTGCTAATGCATCCCTTTGGATGTATGGTGTTCGAAATTGTTTATAAGATTACTGATGATGGCAAAATTGCATGGCGAAAGTGGGCACCGAGATTGCCTAAAACAATAACGAAGTGGAATGTTGATAAGGTTGGCGAACTAGAGAAGATTACCCAAAGGGTGCAGAAAGATAACGCATATAAGGATATTGAGATTCCCGTTGAAAAGCTGATGTTGTTTGTTCACAGGAAAGAGGGTGATAATTATCTTGGTACTTCGATTCTAAGACAGGCATACAAGCATTGGTTTTTCAGAGATAAATACTACAAGATAGATGCGGTGGCACAAGAGAGATTGGGTATTGGTATACCTGTTATCACCTTACCTGATGGATATTCGGATGATGATTTTGATGCCGCTGAAAAAATGGGAAAGAATTTTAGAGGACATGAAAGAGCCTATGTAATTAAAAAAGATGGTTGGGATGTTGAGATGATGGACTTGAAGAATAGTGGCGTGCGTGACCCGATGCCTATGTTAGACCACCATACAAGAGAGATATTAAAGTCAGTATTGGCTCAGTTCCTTGATTTGGGTTCTAAAAGTGTTGGTAGTTATGCTCTATCTAAAGATCAGTCAAAAATATTCCTTAATTCGCTTGATGCTTCGGCAAAGGTGATAGAGGAAGGTATTAACGATGAAATAAAGAAATTGGTTGACTATAACTGGACGGTTGACGAATATCCCAAACTAACCCATGCAGACCTCGGCTCAGTTGATGTTGAGGCGTTATCGGTGGCCTTGCAGTCGCTAACCCTTGCGGGCGTGATAAGGGCTGATGATGAGCTGGAAGATTATATGAGAAAGCTAATGAAGTTACCAGAAAAAGGTGCACCCAGAGACACCGAAAGTGAAGATAAGAACCCTGACGAGAAAAAGGGAAATGGAAAGCCAAACGATGATAGTGAGGAGGACAAGAAGGATAAAAACGAGGATACGTCTCAGTCTCATACTGAATATCATAGACCATTAACGAAGGCAGAGCAAAAAGTTAGGTTTGATGAGATCAGAGATTATATGGATACAGCCGAGATGGGGATTGTCCGCAGGATGAAAGATATTTTGGCAATGGAAAAGAGCAAAATGATGAGATCATTGGAGATAATCGTTGAGAATAAGGACTTTGTGAGTTTGAACAGAATATCACTACAATTAAAGTCTAAATACATAGCGATGTTTAAAGAGGAGATTAAGAAACTGTTTGAATATGGGAAACTAAAAGCTAGCTATGAGATTAAGCAACCATCACCACAAACAACTAAGGAAATAAACCAAGCCATTACTGAAAGAGCTGTATTCTTATCAGAAAGGTATCAAAAACAGGTTACAGACAGAATAAAAGAAGTAACCGCAAGAGCCATGTTGGATAAAGATATTACTGCCGAGCAAACAATTATGCTGGCAAAAGGGGAATTTGAGAAGTTTAATACTAAAAACATACCAGCTACTTCGGCTTTGGTGACCTCAGAGAGCATAAACGAGGGCAGGAAGCATACATTTGGAGTATATGAAGATGAGTTATACGGCTATCAATGGTCGGCTATTTTGGACACCCACACCTGTAATTACTGCATGAGTATGGATGGTAAGGTGATTGGGGTTAGAGATAAGGCGTTTAATGAGTATAGACCTGGGGCTGTTCGTTTAGATGTCGATGTATTTGGGTAGCTATCACTAAAGAAGAAAAAGACCCGCCAACATTTACAGGCATACCAAGCAGACTAAGGCCGCAGTCGGAAGTGCCACCTTGGCATTTTAAAGACTTAGAAAGACCGCTACCTGGTGCTGGTGGCAGAAAAATACCTTATGGTGTATTTAAGGAGAAAGATGGAAAATAATACAGTAGCCTATCGGGTTGGTCAACTTGAAAAAAACTATGACAACTTGGACACAAAAATGGAAAAATTGATGACCAATGACATACCCCATCTTCAACAATCAATGGCATCGCTAAAGACAAGAATGGATGTTTTAACTGCTGTAAATATTGCAGCTATTGTAATTGGTATAGTCGTTAGTAAACTATTTTAATTTGACTTATAGACGTTATAAATCTACTATTAAGAGAGGAGAGAAAAAATGAAAAACATGAAGCTGAGAAAAATTACACAGATGGTTAAGGTATCTAAGAAGTTTGGTGAGAAAAGCGAGATTGAGGTTTTACACGCTGGTATATGGGAGCATCCACAGTACGGACAGATAAAGATTTCAGAGAATGATATTGACAAGTTTGTTCAGAATTTTAACAATGGTACTCGCAAGGTAGACATAGCAGTTGACCAAGAACATATGCCCGAAAAAGGGGCGGCTGGATGGTTCAAGACATTGGAAAAAGTAGCCGAGGGTGGAAAGGTCAAGTTGAAAGCGGCGATTGAATGGACTAAACTAGGCAAACAACTCATTAAGGATGGAGTGTTTAAATACTTCAGTCCCGAGTTTGATTTTGCTTACGAAGACCAAGAAACCCATGAGGAGTTTGAAAATGTTTTACTCGGTGGTGCTTTAACAAACCGACCTTATTTTAAGAGCCTTGCACCTGTGGCTTTTAGTGAAAATATGTACGCTGGATTTACTAATTCAATTAAAAAACCAGGAGGTGAAAAAAAAATGCTAACCAAAAAGAAACTTATGGCTATTTTAGCTAAGGATTCTAGTTTTACCCTTTCCGAGAAAGCATCGGAAAAACAAGTTAAGTTGTTTAAAGAGGCTAAGGCAGACCTTGCTAAAGAGGCTGACAAGACAAAGAAAACTAGAGTAAAAGCTAGTAGAAAGTTTATATCTAAGGACGCTCACACAAAGCAAATGAATGAAATGAAAGCCCGACTTGGCGTTGCCGAGAAAAAGCTCCAATTCAAAGAAGTTAAAGAAAGAGTGAGTGGATTTGTTTATTCTGAAAGCAATTCTGATGGTGTAATTCTTCCGAAGAACTCGGAAGTTGCTACCAAATTGTTTATGGCCGCTACTCCGAAAGTTGCAAAACTATTCAAGGAGTTTTTAGAGGGATTACCCTCAGTGTCCGCTAAGTTGTTTGAAGAAATGGGGTCAGGTGAGGAGGGAGACTCTTCAAAGGATGTCAACAAAATCGCAATGAAGATGGTAACAAAAGGTACCGCTGAAACTTTCAAAGAGGCTATTAGTATCCTTCAAGATACAAAGCCTGAATTATTTAAAGATAAATAGTTCTAATTAGTCAGAGGGGGCAACCCCTCTGGCTGACCCGATTACTAATTTATAAAAGGAGATACAAAAATGGCAAGAGTACAATCAAATCCAATGAATGTAATTTCATTTGAAGCTGGTGCCGACCTTTCTAGTAGTCAGTATTATGCTGTTCAGATAGATGCTACTGCTAAAGAAGTTAAAGTCGCTGGTACGCCAGCTGCCGAAGGCACTCACGTTTTAGGTGTATTGCAAAATAAACCTGTCGAGGGTGACGCCGCTGCTGTAGCTACCGCTGGAACTTCTTTGCTTTATATGGCCGCTAATTGCGACATAGGAGAAAAGATAATGTCTAGTAGTGGTAAAGGTACGCCAGTCGATGCAGACCAAAAATCTGTTATCGGAATTGCTATGTCTGCTAATGCTAATGGTGATGGAGGTCTTATCGAGATACTCATTACTCCTGGTGGAGTAGGACAAGCAAACGAATCAAATTAATAGTTTATAGAATGGAGGTAAAAAATGGCTAGAATACAAGCAAATCCGATGAATGTGTTATCGCTTGAAGCGGGAGCAGATTTATCTAGTAGCCAATACTACGCCGTGCAAATTGACGTAACCGCAAGGGAAGTCAAAGTTGCTGGTGCAGGAGCGGCAGAAGGTGCTCACGTCTTGGGAGTGTTGCAAAACAAACCCGTAGAAGGTGATTCTGCATCTGTTGCCACTGGTGGTACTTCACTTCTTATTATGGGTGCAGACTGTAGTATAGGAGAGAAGATCATGTCTGATGCCACTGGTAAGGGTACACCTGTTGATACTGATACATATTCAGTAATAGGTATTGCTCTTTCCGCAAACGCCAATGGTACTGGGGGTCTCATTGAGATTCTTATTACTCCAGGTGGTGTTGGGCAAGCTGACGAAAGCGATTAATATTTAAAATTCAAACCGTAGGAGGTGAATATATAATGAAAATGACAAGTTTACAAATGTCCGAAATGGCAAAAATTAGTGCTATGAACTTCACGAACCCTGCAAAGGGAGATGTCCACACAAATTCCGTTTTAAGCGGTGTTTCTGTGATGTACAAGAATGATAGCTATATCGCTGATTTGGTAATGCCAGTAGTTCCCGTTAAAAAAGAATCCGATTTGTATTACACATATACTCGCAACTGGAAGTTACCTGTCGCTCTAAGAGCTGCTGGTGCTGAGGCCGCTGAGGTGGAATGGAATGTAGGCAGTGATACTTATTCATGTATGGAGTATGCGTTGAAAGACCTATTACCCGACAGAGTGAGAGATAACGCTGACAAACCTTTAAATATGGATAGTGACACAACTGAAAATTTGACTGATTTAATCCAACTTTTAAGAGAGAAAAGAATAGCTGATGTCGCTTTTACAAGTGGCAATCATGGTTCAACTTCTGCTCTTTCAGGCTCTAATCAATGGGATGACTACGCAGGTAGTGACCCGATTGGAGATGTTAGAACTGCCATAAATACGGTTCACGCCGCATCTGGTAAGTTACCTAACACTATGATTATGGGTAGAGAAGTATTTATAAAACTTCTTGACCACCCAGACGTCTTAGAAAGAATTAAGTACACTCAAAAAGGTAAGATTACTGCTGAAATACTAGCTAGCCTCTTCGAGGTTAATAGAATATTAGTGGGTAATGCCCTTTATGATAGTGCAACTGTGGATGCTTCTGAAAGTTTAGGATACGTTTGGGGTAAGAGTGTTGCCTTGGTTTACGCCGAGCAATCACCTGGTCTCAAGAAAGTGTCCTGGGGATACCAATTCCAAAGTAGAGGTTTCCGAACCAAGAAATGGAGAGAGGAAGGTAGAGACGGTGACTTCTTCGAATCTGGAGAAATCCGAGACGAAAAAGTAGTTTCTTCCGACTGTGGGTATCTATACACCACTGTTGTTAGTTAAAAATTTAAACCTTGATAATGGGGTGGAGGCTGTGGAATACCAGCTTAAATATTCCAATCCAAAAAAGGTGTTTATCCTTCAAGGAGGTGAAAAGAAACAATGATTATCAAAAACAAGTATGCAACTATTGTGTTGCACAAAGTTATTAGTAAAGCGTATATAGTTGTCCAGAATTGGACTGACCCTGACGCACCTAGTGTTGATGGCATTTTGTCGTCAACCTTATTGTTGTCGGCGGCTCAAACGATTTCGACTGGTATTACCAATCCCGATTTTCCGAGAGTATTATCAATAGACTCTGATGGAGCGGCTTCTGGTGATGTAGTTATTACTGGAACGAATATTAGAGGTGAGGTGGTTAC